GTTTTTGCCAGTGTAAAACTGTTGCCTTCGATGCCGGTCTTGCCGGTCGGATACACATACCCAGAACCGTACTTGACGGTTACAACAGCGCCGGCGACCGAATATTGCGCGATGGACGAAGACGGGTCGGTCGAGGCAGTGAGGACTTTTTGCAGGTTGAGAGCGGCGTTCGCTGCGCTGGTGTCGAAAGAGACCTGATGCGCGTTGGCCGGAACGGCGACGAAGGTGTAGGTCGCACCATTGACGGTCACGGTATCGTTCGCAGCCGGAATACCAGACAGGGTGATGGTGGCCGATGCGACCGTGCCGCCAACTTCAGCGATGGTGGCGCCAGGCATGATCGTAACCATGTTGTCGATGGTGGTTTCAGCCATCGGCACTTTCACGGAACACTCGCGGCCCATGATGTATTCGTTGATGGAGGTCTTGCCGAACTGATCGATGTTGACTTTATGGGTGTCAGTTTTGACGGTAACTTCCACGCCGCCCTGCGTGTAGCCCAAGTCGATGCCGTCGAAGAAAGCCTTGCAAACGCCCAACTTAACGTTCTTGGTATTTGAAGCCATTGTTACTCCTAGTAAAAGGTTGAATGATAAGTCATGACTGACTGAATTACGAGCATATCACAAAATGCGCTTGCTGGCTAGTAGCCTTCTTCCGCTGCTAGAACTGCGTCATGGTAAATGATGTCCGCATAGTGCTCTAGTGCCCGGTAGAGAAACCAGCCGCCTACCTCGACATCGACTTGCGCCTGTTTCAGTTGCGATTGGTCGCCAAGCTGCATGTCTCCAGCCGGCGTCAGATATTCATGCATGATGTAGGCGTACTGTCCGACCGTGCCGCCATGTTTCGCCGCGTGATCGAGATCCAGATACACGTCAGCCGAAGCAACGACAAAGCGCCCCGCTTCGTCGCGCCCCTGAGATGCTGGCGACACCATGATCGAATCTTCCAGGTTGCCGTCTAGTTCTGGTGCCATCTTCCTGGCGGTCGCTGCAACCAGCATCGCATTCTTGTTCATTGTCGCCATCACGCGTCGTGGCGCCTCGACGCTGATTCGCGCCACCAGGGACTCGACATCAAAAATGCCTTCCACTGTGATGCTCATGCCGTGAAATTCACATCCATCCAGACCGAGAACTCGATCTGGTTTCCCTTGGAAAGCGGAAACGACACAGGCAACGTCACGGCGCGACAGTAGTTGATCGACAGACTTTCCAGTTCGTAGCCGTCCTTCAACTGCTGAAGCAACGTGATGACGGTGTTGATTCTGGTCTCGGCGGTGGCGAAGTCGTGGTGTCGGACGACGATCTGGAATTCCGTGTGGTAGTAGCCGGGGATTTCCCAATTGATCGGCGTACCGGCCAGCTTGTTTCTCAGCAAAATGCCTTTGGTGGTCTCCATCGGCATCATGTTGATAAAGACATCTTTGCCTTTTGTACCAAGGCCGTGCGCTTCGAGAAAGTCAGCGAATGGCATCAGATTCATTATTCGCTCCAGAATCGTGCGGCAACCTGGTAGTGATCCAGGCGACCGGTTACGTCAAAGCGCGGGTACTTGCCGATAATTCTGAGCTGGAGGTCAATCACCTCGATCACGTCGTCGATTTGCGCCTGGGTATTTTTGGTCAGCAGCAGAATCGCATCGACCGTCAGTTCCAAGGCCGCGCCACGAGAAGCAGAAGAATCTGCGCGGACGGCTGATTTTTGCATCAGCTCCGACATCTTCGGGATTGCGCAGCGCTCGGGAATGGGCGCAGCGACATTGGGCATCGGCTGCCCATAGACGGTCGTTCCGCCATCAGACTGAAAAATCAGACAATCCAGGTTAGGCGTGAACATGCGTCACCGTTGCGGTTGAGTTCGGGTGAAAGATCGACGCCTCGATGTCATTGAAAGTCGGCATGGCTGCGCTGTTCTCCAGCGAAAATAGCATTCCGTTATCCGCATGGTTTGCGTCGGGATACGTGACCATAGCCTGCGTTTCGCCGGTGCGGCGTGCTTCCGCCACCTGATAGCGAATGAGTGTCTGGTAAGCGAAGTCACGAGCCACCGCACGCATCAACTTTCGCGCATCCCAGCGCCGGTCTGCCGAGTCCCGCAGAAGGAACTGCGGGTCATCCAATTGCTTGCTCTGTAGTGCCTTCATGCCTGGCGTATTGATGCTGGTGGTCACACTTGAGAGGAACAACGCCCTGGCGAGCGTCTCTATCCCCTCACCGATTGCGACGGTCACATATGCGTCGATACGCTGACGCTGTACCCGCAGCACCGCAAGCTCGTCGCCATTTGGTTCGCTAGTCAAACTGCTCGCGTACTCTTCAATGAGCGCTTTGGCGGCGTCAGAGAACGCTCTACCGAGGGCGAAGCCATCGGTCTGAAAGCGCACAATGTCGCCCGCCGTCACACGCCGAGCGCGGGCCATCATGTACTTGCCAATGAGCGCCAGCAGAAAGAGGTTGTATTGACCGACAAAGCGCTCGGCGAAGGTTTCGAAGCTCATCGACCAATCCGCTTGGAGAAGGTGATGAACTGCGACATGTATGAAAGCGCCTGGCGGCATACCGGCAGATCAAGTGGCTTGCCCGAGCGGTACATCTGCTTCGACTCGCCGATGGTATCCAGTACCAGACCAGACTGACGACGTTCCGCCACCGGATCGGCGCCGAGAATGAAGTCTGCCTCGGCGATCTGCCCCATGTAGAGCGAGTTCAGAAAGCGCTGCGGCAATTGAATGAAGTTCGCGGGCGGCAATAGCGCCAGGTTGCCATTGAAGACAAAGGCGTTCGGGTACGGCGTCTCATAGGAGCCTTCCGGCACCCAATTTAGGCTGTCCTGCGTCCAGTTCATGTTGCTGTTGAGCATGACGAAGTTGAGTTGGAGAATGTGGTCGCGAGCCGTGATGAGCGCCCCGATCTTCTGTAGGTCGGTGGCGTTACTCCAGCCTGGCAGCATGGCGATGTTGCGTGCGGTCAGTTCGGCCATTGGTAGCGTCATGAAGGAGTTGAGGCCGACCACCAGCGGCTCCGATGATTCAATGCCGTAGTAGCGCTTGATGATGATCGTGCCGCCACCATTGAGCGTCACCGTCAGTTCAATGCAGCGCTGCTCACGGATATTGTCGCCGGTCAGCGTGTTGCCGGTCGCCGGCACCGCGATGGTTACGCTGGTCGCGCCACCCGCAATGAAGGCAATAGCGTGAGGCGCGACGATCTCTGTGCCGGCGTTGTCGAGTACCCGATAGACAACACTGACGTAATCCAGCGGATTACCTAGCGCGTCGTTCAGCGGACAGACGACGTTACTGGTTTCGCCGGCAACAAAGATGTCCATCGATTACGCCTTTTCGAGAATCAGGTTGATCAGCTCTAGGATGGAGTTGCTCTTCAGCCCGAGCGGATCGGCGATCTCGCGCAGCCCCTTGATGCCATCACGGTCGGCAACAGCGGCGAGGTCGGCTTCGGTCCAAACCTTCTTCGGTTCAACAACCACTTCAGGCGCCGCTTCACCCTGTGCGCCTAACTGAAGGTTATTAGTGGCCTCGACTGAGCCGTTATCAAGCAGACGTTGGGCCAGCGACGGGTGTTGAACGCCGACACTCGGATCGACCCACTCGGTATGGAAGACGCCAGACAGGCGAATCGCATCCCGCTCGGTCACATCGGTCGTCGAGACGCCATTCAGAAACTCATGAGCGCCCATCTGCCCGGTGAAGTTTTCAAAGCCACTCCCGGTTAGGCGCAGTTTCATGCCGACACCACTTCGGCTGCAGCGGGAGCGCCAGAGATGGTTGGGTCGCACGGGCCGACGACAGTCACGCCATCTTCTTCAACCCATACCGCCTGAAAGTGAGCAGCGACGGCAAAAGCGCGCCCTTCAGCCACTTCGCAGTCGGACACGCCATCGACGAAATACACATCGCCAAGCTGGCCAGTGAAGGTCTCGAAACCTTCGGCAACAATCTTCAATTTCATTTTTGCTTCCTCAATGTAAATAGGCGGGGATTGCTCCCCGCCTATAATACGTCACTTGTGACTTACCCGCAAGGTTTAGACGTTAGTCACGCCAGCGAGACGGCCAATCGAACGGGTGCTCTTCAGAACAACCGACGTGTACCACTTCAGGCGGATACGGGTTGCGTCCTTGTTTTGCACGGTGCCGATGTTCTCGACGACGAAACCGGCGTCAGGGCCACCGTAGATGCCATGGAGGCCATCAAGCTCATTCAGACGAACCGCATAGACCGAACAGGTGTTCGGGGTAGTCGCGAAAGTCTCGGTCGCCGACAGGAACTCATTCATGATGATCGGCACGCCGTTGTGGGTCAGCATCGGGCGACCGAAGTTCTCCAACTGTTGCATGACGGCATCGGTGCCGTAGGTAGCGCGAAGCAGAGCGCGGAAGGCGCGGATCGTGCCACGGCGCATGATGACCACATCGGCGCCGAGCGGCACGGAGTCAAGCAGCGCGTCGAGGGCGGTCAGCGTCAGGGCGCCGGCAGCCGGCGTGGCGACAGTACCGGCAGCCGGAACGGTCTGGCTGGCCGGAACACCCCACATGGCGTTGCTGAAGAACGAGGCCAGGCCATCGAACGCCTTCGGGTTGGCGCTGGCGTCGCCGGTAGCCAGCGTTTGATGGAAAGCCCAAGCAACGGACTTCGCCTTCTTCTGAATCTGGATAGCCAGTTGGCTGTTGGTGTCGGACTGAACGGTCTGGATGAACTTATCCACATCCACATCACCGGCCAGAATCTTCAGCGTGGCGACGATTTCCTTGAAGGTGGCAGCACTTTCCAGAACCGGGTCATTCGGGGAGAGGAACGTAACACCCGAACCCGCGCCGATACCGAGGTTTTGCGTCGGGTCTTCCTGGTTGTACACGTATGCCTTGCCATTCACGCCGACGAACGGCAGAACGGAAAACAGGTCATCACGCTGGATAATGGTTTCGATAACGCCAGCAACAAGCGTGTTGTTCGACAGCAGTTGCGAGCCGGAGACTGCATCATTAAGCAAAGGCATTTCTGGTCCTTTATAGAGGAAATTGAGGCTGTATGTTCAATCGCGGCCCTAAGTCTCTCTAGTCACCGATGACTTACTTTAACACAAGTCCAAGTTAAAGGCAAGTCATCGGTGACTGAAAGTTTTATTTGCTTAAGCCGAGCGATTTCAGGCCGGAAGCAATCTTGGCCGTAGCGTCGAGGTCGCCCTTGCTTGCGGTGCTTTTCGATGCGGTTCCGGTCTTGGTTTCACTGCCGGCGCCCTGCTTCATTTTTGACTTGATCAGGTAATCCTTTTCGGGATCGGCTTCGACGATCTGACGAAGTGCCTGGTCGAACGTCACCGAATTGCCGGAAGCATCAACCAGTGCGGTGCGGTTGGCAGCGCCCTTCGGCTTGTCATACGCCACCACTTCGCCCTGTTCGCTAAGTTCGAAGTGATCGCCGTAAATGACGCGAGCTTTGCTGGCCGTCAGCGTCAGTTCTTCGCCGATGAATGGCGAGGTCGTGAAGAGCTGGCCGATGGACATGTCGTTGATCTTGCCGGTGCTGCTGTTGAGCTGCGTTTGCAGTGCGGCGATGGTCGCTTTCAGTGCGCCGGTTTCCTTGACATGCTCGTCGGCCATGCGAGTCTTCAGACGCACTG